GCTCCGCCGACAGCCGCATCCGCCTCGCCGATCTCGTCTGCAACCGCGAGGCCCAGCTTTGCCTCACCGCCACCTTTGCCGCCCGCTTGCAAATGATGCCGGTCGAATCCTCCGACGCCCTTTCCCGCACCGCCGCCGAGGCCGTGTTGAAGTGGATGCTCTTCACTCACTGCGCCAGCGACCTCCGCCGCGAACTCGAACTCGCCCTCAACATCCGCGCCACCTACGGCATCGCCATCATGGGAGTGTTTTGGAAAACCACGACACGCATCGAGGAAAAATCCGTCAGCCTCGAAGACCTCATCGTCATGGCCCAAGAGCAGGGCGACCCCGCCTCGCCGCTCGCCATGCTCATCGGCGCAATCCTTGACCCGCTCCAAGAAGAAATCGCCATCGAACTCGCCGAGCAATTCGCCCCCGGCACCGGCACCGCCGCCAATGTCCGCAAGCTCCGCGAAGGCGGCACCGTGGAATACACCGAGCCCTACATCTTCGAGAGCAAGCCCGAGTGGACGGCCCTCGAACCTTTCAACGACATCATTTTTCCCACCGCGACCTACGACCTCCAACGCGCCCCCTGGATCGCCCGCCGCGAAATGGTGACTTGCGAGGAGCTGGAAGAGCGCACCGTCACCGAAGGCTACCCCTACGAATTTTACGAGAAGGCCGAGAACTACAAAGGCACCAGCCTTTGGCCGATCTACGCCCACCAGAACACCAACCGCCGCGACTCCATCCTCTGGCAAGACCACCGCGACCTGGTGGAAATCTGGCATGTCTATTCCAAGGAAACCGACGAGAAGACCGGAGCCACGAAAATCATGTGCCGGGTCATGCACCCGAATGTGGACATCTTCGCCAAAGAAGAAATCTCCCCCTACTCGCACGGCGAATATCCTTTCATCGAACTCCCCCGCGAGCGCGTCACCCGCTGCCTCATCGAAGCCCGAGGCATCCCCGAGATCGTCAGCACCATGCAGGCGGAAATCAAAACCCAGCGCGACTATCGCACCGACCGCGCCGGAATCGCCATCCTGCCGCCCATGCGCGTGCCCGCCAACCGTGGCAAGCTCGACATCATCCTCGGCCCCGCCGTGCAAATCCCCGAGCGCCGCCCCAACGAAATCGGCTGGATGCAACCCCCGCCATTCGACCAGGGAACCATCGAGATCGAACGCGCCGTCCGCCGCGATGTGAATGAATACTTTGGAATGGCAGGCGAGGGGGTGGACCCCAACTACACCGCCCTCGTCCAGCAGCACACAGTCGATCGCTGGCTCCGCGACTTTAAAGCCATCATCACGCAGACCTACCAGCTCATGCAGCAATACATGCTGCCCGTCCAAATCCTCCGCGTCTCCGGTGGCCAAGTCCTCCCCTTCCAAGCCGACCGCGAAAGCATCCAAGGCAAGTTCGACCTCATCGTGGATTGGGACGCCAAGAACCTCGACGCCGAAGCCCTCGGCGTGAAGCTCGATTACATCTCCAAAGCGGTTGTCCCCATGGACACCGCCGGAGTCATCGACCGCGCCGGGCTCATCAAGTTCATCATGGCCGCCGTCGATCCCGTTTTGGCCGACCTCCTCGTCCGCGACCCCGGCCCCGCCGCCGCCATGGAAGCCAACGAAGAACAACTCGCCTTCACGAAGATCGCCGCAGGCACCGAGCCCGAACTTCCCACAGAAGGCCAGAACCACCAGCTCCGCGCCCAAGTCCTCCAAGGCATCATCCAGGCCAACCCCGCGCTGCAACAGCGCATCCAGCAAGACCAAATTTTCCGCGACATGATCGAGGCCCGCATGAAGGGCTTCAACTTCCAGCTCCAACAACAACAAAACGCCCAGATAGGCCGCCAAGGCACCCTGCCCGCGTTGCAATCCCCCCAACAACCCACCCCCCAATAAACCACAATGAGAACCGTCACATTCCAATCCGTCCTCGACGGAGCCGCCGCCCGCATCGGGCTTGACCCCACACAGACCATCGCCGCCTCGACAGCCTCCGCGCTGACCGAATACATCAACACCCGCATCCGCTTTGCTTGGGAGGCTTACAAATGGCCCGAACTCAGCACCGTGGAGCGCCGCCGGTTTCGTGAAAATTATAGTTCATCCGAAGTTTATCCCGTCGGTTCTGAAATCTATTTTGAAAACAACTACTGGCGCAAAGTCCTCACGACTGAGGCCGGTGTCGGGCCAGACACCACTTTCAGTTTCACGCTGCACGACAAGACTAAGACCTACGCCGTCAACGCAATCGTCCTCAAAGATAAAATTTATTACGAAGCCAAAAAAGCCGTCATTGTAAATATCGAGGTTACTAACACAGCGTATTGGGAGCCTTACAATCGGGCGCTCGGCGCAGAGGCTTGGCAAATAGCGACAGATCCCGATGACTCCACTTATCCAGTGTGGAGTGCAGCGACCGCTTACAAGCAAAGCTCACAAGTCCTCCATAACGGCAAATTTTATTTTGCCCGTAGCAACATGGTTGCTGGCGTCGTCCCTGGCGCAACCGGCTCAAACAATTTCTGGGTGCTAATCAAAGTTTACTCGGACTTTATCCGGTCCGTCAACTTTGAGCAGCAATTCACGCTCACCAGTTCCTCTACCCCGGCGACGCCAATCGGCGAAGTCATCCATGTCTATGCCCAGGACCCCCGCATTGCCCGCTACGCGGAGCGCGTGAATTTCTGGGTCACCGACGCTGGCATCATTTGCGGCTCGACGCAGTTCACCAACCTCACACCCGACGAGGTTTACATCGAGTTCACGAAGCGCCCGAACCTCTACAACACCAATTCCGGCGACGCCGACTTCCCACGCGTTCTCAGCGAGTATGTCAAATTCTCCGCCGCCGCCGACGCGCTGCGCGAAGATGGTCAGTTTGACAAAGCCGCCTACATGGACGGTCTCGCCGCCGACGCCCTCCAAAAAGAGATCGACATCATCGAACTCAAGCAGGGCCAAACTCGCCTGCAAGGCAACCGGCGCGACCTGTTCCCCAGCACGCCTATGCAACGCGCCTCGTCCAGCCCCATCGCTAGTGTTCTCGACAGAGCCCCCCGTCAGTAACCGATGAAAACAATCCGCCTCCAGCAACTCATCGACAGCATCGTGGCACGGGCGGGGATCGACCCCGCCCTGCCCGAAGCCGCTTCGAAAGTGCATGGCCGCCTCTCCAGCGGCCAGGCCATGCTGGTTGCGGATTACATCTCCTCGGCTCTTGATACAGCTTGGACATTTTTCGATTGGCCCGAAATCTACCTTGTCGAATCCCGCACCCCGCTCGGCGCGGGATTCGTCGAAGGCGGTTACACCTACGAGGCCGATTATGTCGGCACCATCTCCTACATTGGCCGCGCCATCGAAGGCTCCGCGCCAGACCAGCCCCTTTGGCGTATCAAGCGAATCACGACCACGGAAAGTGGTGATCTTCTCAATATCGATACCGCCAACGATGTCGCATGGACCCAGCGCCTCGATGTCTCCTATTTCGAAGATAGTGAGAACGACCCCGCCTCCGAGATTCCCTACATCTACCTGGCCAATGCCGGAGCCACTCCTATTGGCGAAATCACCGCCGTCTGGTCTTCCGACCCCTCCGGCCTCGCCAACAAGCTCCGCTACACCCTCACCGCCGACCGCATCCTCATCACCGATACCGCCTACTCATCCGGCCCCGTCTTTGTCGAATTTGCCCTGCCGCAGCCGGAATTTGCGTTGTCGGACTATGACAGCAACCGCATTTATCAACCAGGCACACTTGTTTATTCTGCCGAAAAAGGCGACTGCTACAAAGCCCTCATCGCGTCCCAAGGCGAGCCCCCCGGCACCTCAGCCTGGCAAAAGCAAACCATCCCCGCGTTCCTTGCTGACTATGTGAAAGAAAAAGTCATCGGCGAGCTTTTGCTTGCCGCCGACAAGCCCGACCGCGCCGCTTACCAATTCACACGCGCCGAAGGCGTGCTGCTCCGCAAAATGGACGACGCCTGGCTCCGCAAAGGCGAAGTCCGCCGCTGGTCCGCTTCCTTCCAATAACCCCCTATTGACACCCCTACCGATAATTAAATTACCGATATGAGCAACCCCACCGTCCAGATCGCCGCCCGCAGTTCCGCAGGCATCGTGCAGCCCGTCCAAGCCACATCAGATGGGGCTCTGCGAGTTACCACCGGATTTCCAGTCCCTCTTTACGACAAGTTTGAAGTCTTCAAAGTCGGTGCCACGAACAACACCGATTACACCGAATACAGCTTTGGCGGAACCGCAGTCGCCCGCATCCGCATGACCTATTTCGGCGGCGTTCCCGCGACCGACAACGCCCAACTCAAAACCTCCTTCGTTCAGTATCCCCCCTTCGCGTAACCATGTCGCAAGTTTCGTTCGATCCCCTCACCGGAAACATGATCAGCACGACCGCCCAGGTCGCGCAGCTCGACTCCTCGGGCCAAATCTCCGGCACGATGATCCCCGACGATTTCGACGATGTGCAGCGGTTCCCGACCCTAGCCGACTTCCCGCAAGTAGGCGTCGTCGCCCGCATCTATTTTTCCGCAGACAACAATGTCCCGCACCGTTGGGACCCCGACACACTTTCCTATCTACCCATCGTCGCCGACTCCGACGGCGGTGAGTTTTAGGATTAACCCCGCAGTAACAACCCCCAATACCCCCTAATAACATTATGGCAAATATCAGAATCAAACGCCGCTTGACCGGCGCAGCAGGAGCCCCCGTTCTTCTTTCGGGTGAGCCGGCGTATAACAAAGTTGACGGCATCCTCTACATCGGCGACGGCGACCAGAGCGTGCCAGTTGGCGGAAGCCACTTCGCGACAGCAGCCGCTCTCTCGACCGAGACCAGCAATCGCACCTCGGCGATCTCCGCAGAGGCTTCCCGCGCCACCGCAGCGGAAGCCGCCCTCGGAACCCGCATCGACAATGTGTTGAGCAATGTTGACGGAGCCGCCCTCGACAGCCTCACCGAAGTTGTCACAGCCTTCCAGGCCGCTGACTCCAACCTCAACGGAGCCATCACCTCCCTCGCCAGCTCGGCCACCAGCGCCCTCAACTCCGCCGTAGCGACTCTCGAAGCCGCCGACAGCGCCCTCGACGGACGCCTCGACACCGCAGAGAGCGACATCGACGCCCTTGAGAGCCGCGCCACCAGCATCGAAGGTGCCGCCTCGACCCTCGCGGGCCGCGTCACCACAGCCGAAGGCGACATCGACGCCCTTGAGAGCCGTGCAGGCACCATCGAGAGCGCCGCAACGACCCTCGCCGGTCGTGTCACCACAGCCGAGTCGGACATCAACGCCATCGAGTCCGCAGCGACCACGCTGGCTGGCCGTGTGACGACCAACGAAGGCGACATCGACGCCCTCGAGTCCCGCGCAGGCACCATCGAATCCGCAGCCACAGCTCTCACCTCCCGCGTTAGCGCGTTGGAGACCGAGATCGACGGCGGCAGCTTCTAGTAGCTCCCTCCCCCCAATAGCGGTGGCGCGGTTCCATCCCGCGCCATCGCTCCACGGGGCCCCTTTCTTAAAACTTAATCCTTAAAACTTAAAACTTCCTCAATGGCCACGGTCATCCAGCTCCTCCGCTCCACGGTTCCCGGCCGAGTGCCCACCGCCGCGCAAGTGGCTCAGGGCTCCCTGGCCCTCAACCTCGCCGACCGGCGTCTTTTCAGCAAAGACCACAACAACGAAGTTTTTAGAATAGCCCGCCCCCGCGACCCCAGCGACTACCAGCTCCTCCACGCTGCGGACGGTAACCACCTCTACCTCGGCCGCCTCGCTTGGGCAGACTTCCCCGCCTCCGGCCCCGCCGAGGACTCCACTGCCTGGACCATCTACAAAATTTCCACCAACTCCGCAGGCGATGTCGTCTCGGAGCAATCCGCCACCGGCGCGTGGTCGAACAAGGGGAATCTGACCTATGCTTAGCCCGTTATACGGCCAACTCTCCCCCCTCCGCGTGCCGACCTCGATGCGCTTCATCTCGAATGATGCCGATGTCGTCGCCTATGTCCTCGCCGTCGAGGCCGCTGACGGCGACCGCTTGGAAGACAGCGTGATTTCGGCTTACGACGCATTTATCACCGGTTGCAAGTCTGACAGCATCTGGTCCGCCCTCAAATCCTCCTGCATTCTCGCTGGCGCTCGCACTCTGTCCGGCGCACTTGTCCCACTCGTCGGCACGGCACCGACCAACGCGAATTTCGTGAGCGGTGATTACAATCGAGAAACAGGACTGCTTGGAAACGGCTCCACTAAGCATCTAAATTCCAATCGAAATAACAACGCAGAGCCTCAAAATTCAAAGCATTTAGCTTGTTATATTTCTCAAAATTCAACCGTTACTGGCAATTTGTTGTCTTCAAACACTGGAGTCGGAAGTTCTCTTTTATTAGAAATCCCATCGACTACTCAAACTCGATGCATAATAAATGGTTCAAACACAACAGGAATAAATCGCTCGTTTGCAACTGGATTTGTAGGGGCTAGCAGACCAAATGGAACGCAAATGATAACGCGGCAAAGCGGCTCCTCCATAACACACACTTACTCGTCCGCCACTCCATTAAATTCCACGATTAGTGTTTACACAAGAGGTGGCTCAATCGCTGCCGTCTCCAATGGAAGATACTCATTTTACTCAATCGGAGAACACCTCGACCTCGCCGCCCTCGACACCCGCGTCAGCACTCTCATGACCGCCCTCGCCGCTGCAATACCATGACACTCGCCGACATCATCACCCAGCCTATTAGCTACGCCGCCGCGAAAGACCTCGCGCTCGTCTTCTCGCCCGAACTCGCCGAGCAACTCTCCGCCGTCCAATCCGAGCACGGCAACCCCCGCCATGTCGCTTCTCCGGTCGATCTCGTCGATGGCCGAAAAATGCTCTGCGCGGATTTACTGACCGAAATCGGCCCCGGCGGCCTCTACTCCGGCGGATTTGCGCACCTGCCCGCCGAGCTTTTCCCATCCGTGGAAGTCCTCCCGATGTCCGAAGTCCTCCCGCTCCTGCCCCAACCCGAAGAAGAAATCTAACCCACCACCACCCATGCTTGAACAAGTATCCACATCCGTTAAGTTCCTCGCCTTCTACACGGCGAGCAAACAAGGCAAGACCGGCCTCACCGTTACCGTCGATCTCTACGACCCCAGCGGCACGCAAATCGTCACCGGCGGCAGCGCCACCGCAGTCGGCGGCGGATTGTATAGCTACACGCTCTCCTCCAACAATTCCTCGGAAGGCGAATACGCTGCCATTTTCAAGACCACCGATTCCACCGTGGATTCCCAACACATCCCCTCCCTGTGGGTCCTAGGCCGCGCCGGAGTCGAAAACCTCGACGCCGCCACCAGCACCCGCCTCGCTTCCTCGGGTTATACCGCGCCAGCAAACTCGGACATCTCGGCCATCAAGAGTAAGACAGACAGCCTCCCGAGCGATCCAGCAGACCAAAGCCTCCTCGAAGCCGCCATCGCCGGAGTCACCGCCCCATCAGCCAGCACGGTGGCAGCAGCCGTGCGTTCCGAGCTCTCCACTGAGCTGGCCCGAGTAGACCAAGCCATCAGCACCCGCCTTGCTGGATCGTCCTACACAGCGCCAGCAAACAGCGACATCTCGGCCATCAAAGCAAAGACAGATTTGCTCGAAACCACCCGTTTGGCGCAGTGCTCGACCGTTGCAACGACTGGAGCCCAAATCGCCGCCGCCCTCAGCTAATGGACGCGCACCAAGCCACCGCAAGTTTCACCGGCCTGCTTGCTACCGCAACAGGGCTTACCGTTTCGATGCTCCCTGAGCTGGAAGCCTGGCTCCGCATTGCCTCACTCCTCATCGGCTGCGCCGTCGGTCTCGCGTCCCTCTACGCCATCCTCAAAAACAAAAAACACCCCCATGAATAAAATCCTCTCCCACCTCAAACAGCCCTCCACTTTTCGCGGCCTCGCCGTCCTCGGCGGCCTCGCCGGATTAAGCCTCTCTCCCCAACATTGGGAAGCCATCGCGTCCGCCGTGGCTGGAGTCATCGGCCTCATCGAGGTTTTCCGCAACGAGAAGAAATGACCAGCCCCGCCCAAGTCGCCGCAAGCGCCCTGCTCCTCGGCTACATCTTCCTGACGATCTCGTTCCTCACCGGCTGCACCACGCTGGGCGTCAGTCTCGAAACCGATTACGGAAGGTTCACCTACCAGCTCCCAGAAATCCCCGCGCTCAAAGACAAGTGAGCTAACTCCCCATGCTCCCCCCGAGCCGCCCACAACAAGCGAAGTCCAAAACGCAAGCCTTGCTTACAAAAGCTCGCGTGGCCGATGAGGTCGCTCTGGTGGGCATCCGTGGATACTACCGAGACACCATGGGCAAGCCCGGCGAGAACGACCGAGGCATCTACGACGACGCCATCTTTCTCGTTTCGCCCAACGCCTACGCCACCTTCAACGCCAACACCGATCCGAGCGTGAAACGCCAAGGCATTGCCGTCCTCAAGCCGGGAGTCCACCGCTACCGCAAAGGGAAGCACGGCCTGTCGAAACCCGGCGGCGGATACCCAGCGCTCCGCCCCGCCACGCCTGGCGAACAGCTCCCCGTGACACGCGACGAGACAGGCGACTCCATGGGCATCGCCCTCAACATCCACCGTGGCGGCTTCCGCACTACCAGCAGCGAAGGCTGCCAGACGATCCACCCATCCCAATGGAGCGCGTTCGTGGCTCTCGTTTATTCCGAGATGGACCGCGCCAATCAGAAAACCATCCCTTACCTACTCGTGGAGGAGCCCACTTGACACCCCTCCGCAGAATAAAAGGTAGCGATGCCCGATGACCAAACAATAGTCGAAGGCGATGCCGGATTCCTCGGTATGGCCTCCCGCTTGAACCCGCTCCAGTTGCAGCCGGGCATGGTCCAGTATGTCGAAAACATGCGGCTCGACCGAGGCGTCGCCCAGACACGCAAAGGAGCGAAGCGGGTTGCTAATGAGATTTCGTTGCCGGGAGATTTTCAGATTGTCCGGTCTATAGGAGCCTCGATGACTCTTGGCGCGGATCGTTCCGTCACAATCACCCGCAGCGGCACGACGGCCACCGCCACCATTGCCTCTGGGCATGGCTACGCGACCAATGATCTCCTCAACATCCGAGGAGCCGCGCCGGATGATTACAATGGCGATTGGTATATCACCAATGTCACCGCCACCTCGTTCAGCTACACGCTGCCAAGCGATCCGGGAGTAAATGCCAGCGGCTCGATTTTTGCCAACAAAGGGCCGATCATCAAGCAGGTCTATGAGGGCGGCATTTTTGCCAGTGGCCTCTACTCTTCGCCGCGTCTGGATAATGCCAGTGAATACATCGTCCTGGTCGGGCCAAGCTCGGCTTTTTTGTGGAAGCAAAATGGGAGTGTCATTTCCAAAAGCTACCCGACCACCGACACCATCCTTTCCACAGACGATGTGTCAATTTTGCAAGCCTTCGACAAACTCTACATATTGCGCGACCGGTCGGAGCCAAAGATTCGGATTAGCGCCATCACGCAGACCGGTGGCACGCTCAATACCCTGCGCGACATCTGGCTTTTCAGCACCACCAGCATGATTGCCGTGGGCGACCTCGGGACAATTCTTTCCTACAACGGCAAAATCTGGGCGGCACAAGTGACAGGCACTGACGAAGGGCTCAATGCCATCTGGGCGGCCAACGCCACGAATGCTTGGGCCGTGGGCAACAACGGCACCATCTTAAAATGGGATGGCGCAGCCTGGACTGCCCAGACCAGCGACACGACAGAAAACCTTCTCGCCGTGTGGGGCACCAGCGCCTCCCATGTTGTCGCGGTAGGGACTAACGGGACGATTTTAATTTACAACGGAACCTCCTGGTCGCCGCAAACGAGCAACACTGCTTCCACTTTGCGTGGCGTGTGGGGCACGGCGGCCAACAATGTTTACGCCGTGGGCGACTCCGGCACCATCCTGCGCTGGAACGGCACGGCATGGGCGGCGCTCACCAGCGGCACGACCGATTCCCTTAATGCCGTGTGGGGCACGGGCAGCACAAACATCTACGCCGTGGGAGCCTCGGGGCGCATCGTTCGCTCGACGAATGGCACGGCATGGACCTTGCTTACCAGCGGCGTCACCGACACGCTCAACGCCGTTTGGGGCTCTGGCACGACAAACATTTTTGCGGCTGGTAATGGAGGCCGATTGCTGCGCTCGACGGATGGCACCACTTGGGCGGCTCTCACCTCCGGCACAACGGGCGACCTCTACGGCGTGCGAGGTAGCGCCTCGACGAACCTCGCCGCCGTGGGCTCTGCTGGCACAATTCTCCTCAGCACCAACAGCACGACCTGGACCGCTGTGGTGCGTGGAGTGGCAACCGCCATCAGTGCCGCACCCCATGGCTACAAGGTCAACGAGGCCGTGCGAATCAGCGGAGTGGTCGATCCGGCCACATTGCCGGAGGGCGTCACGACCTCCGAAGCATACAACGGCGAATTTATTATCCGCTCGGTGCCCAGCACGACCACCTTCACCTACTCGGTGCCGGGCACGACTTTCGCCTTGGCGGCGGGAGCGATGTTCAGCCAGCGCGTGCAGCCTTCGCTGGTGTGGGATGGCGACCCCGATACGAATTTCACCCGCGTCAACATTGGCACTCTGGCCTCGCTCAATTCGCTTTCATTTATCGGTATGCCATCCACGGCGATTGCGGCGTATTTCAACAACCAAGTGGTAGTGGCGCGTGGGCGCGACGAGATTTTGGTTTCGGATGTTTTCGATGGCGAGACCTACGACAGCATTCTCAAAACCTTCCGCGCCAATGCGGGGTCGAACGATTACATCGTGGCGATTCACCCATTCGCCGAGCAGCAGCTTCTTATTTTCTGCCGGAACTCAATTTACCTAGCGACTGCTGCCTTGGATGTTTCGGGCAACATCGATCCGGTCAACAGCTCGCTCATGCTGCTCACCAACGAAGTCGGCTGCGCGGCTCGCCGGTCGGTGGTGACAGCAGGCACTGCGGTATTTTTCCTCAGCGACCGGGGAGTTTTTCGACTCGATAGCCAGTTTGACCTCAAGCTGCGAGGGAATACCAAGCCTCTCTCGGATGAAATCAGCGACCAGATTGCCAAGATCAATACCAACGCCATTACCAAATCCTGCGCGGCCTATTACGACAACCGTTTCTACTTGGCCGTGCCACTCATGGGCGACGACAAGCCGGTGACTTCGCTGATCCGCCCGAATCTGGCGACCAATACTGCCCGCGCCACGGTGGCCAAGCATGGCTACAAGGCCGGTCAATTCATCACCATCAGCGGCGCGGTGCAGGATGCCTACAATGGCACTTGGGCGATCAGCAATGTGACGACGAACACCTTTGATTTCGTCGTGCAAAACCTGCCGGATTCCCCGGCCACCGGCACGATCCTCGCCAATCGCGGAGCTACTGCGCCGGCGACGGTCTTTATTTACAACATGCTCAACCAACAATGGGAGAGCAAGGACACCTACAATTTTCCTCTCGACGGGTTCATTGTCGCAACCTTCGGCAAGGAGCGCCGCCTTTTTGCCAACTCGCTCAATGGTCGTCTCTACCTGCTGGACGAAAGCGCGGATGGATACGACGACACCCAGACCGCCGACGATCAGTTCGAGTTTGTGGAAGGCACGCTGCTGACCCGGCGCTACACCTGGGGCACTCCGAGCCCGAAGCGCATCCACCGCCTGCAAGCCAATATCCTCACCACCACGGACCACGACGATATGGCGTTCGATGCCATCACGCTCGACCCAGACACCGACGAGCAAGCCTTGGCATTGAGCGAGCCTAACTACGAAGGACCGGAAGATTATTCGCTGAAAGCCTCCGTGCGACTCCGCGCCTCTGGATTTGAAGCTCGCTACCGCACGCTGCGAGGCCGCCCCACACTCCGCCAAATCACCGCTGACGCCCAAATCTCTCCCGGCGCGATGCGAACCCACACCATCAAATAACCATGGCCACACTCACTAAAGGTAAAACTTTCACATCCAACGAAGTCGTCACACCGACTAAGCTCAATGATCTGGTCGATAAGGCAACCATCTCGGGAATCGTCAACGCGGACATCTCGACCTCCGCTGCCATTGACCAGGCAAAACTAGGCACCATTTCCACCGCTGGGAAAGTCAGCGGCACAGCGATCACCTCTGGCAATATCTCGACGACTGGCAGCATCACCACTTCCAGCAACCTATCGGTCTCGGGCACCTCGACCCTCACGGGAAATGTCACCATTTCCACCGGCAATCTCAGCGTCGGAAGCGGCACGATCTCAGGCAAAATCAATCCGAACTGGATCAGCAAAACCAACGCCAACAACAACGAAACCGTCTCCGCCGGAGAACTCATCTCCGCCGATACCCGTTCAGCGGCCTTTACCCTCAAACTTCCTGCCAACCCCTCAAAATTCCACCAAGTCGTATTTGCCGACCACTACAAGACTTGGGACACGAAAAACCTGACCATCGACCGCAACACCAAGCTCATCGAAGGACTGGCGGAAAACCTTACCTGCAATGTGGGCGGGAAGCAATTCACTCTCCGCTACGAAGAAGCCACGATTGGCTGGAGAATCTACACGCTATGAAACTGAACTCTTACTATCCAGAGCCTATCACGGCTTGGGCGGTCATAAATGCAAATTTTCCAGATATTCCAACTTCTGGAACAACATTTTCCAAAGTGAGCTCCAATGTTGTGCAAGTTAATAGGACTGCACACGGGCTCACAAATGGCATGTGGGTATCTTTCGACGGGTTGACTTCTACGCAAGCATATCTAAACGGCACATGGGAAGTATTTAATGTATTGTCCAACAGCTTTCAATTTACCGTCACGGTAACTGTCCCGGAAGCCCCGACGCAAGCCATTATCAGAGCCACCAAACTCCTAAAAAAATTTAATGTATCTAAAGTTGGGAAATTAGCCCTCGGGAAATATCGAGTTTATTTTGATAAACTTATGGATGACACCGACTATGCAGTATTATCCAATGCCCTGCTTTTGCAAACCCCCGCTGGATCAGTTTCGATTTTAGAAAATAATTCCTACTGTGATATTCAAACTACTGATACTTCAACAAAAGCAGGGGCGGATATTGCCAAACTCCATGTCGCCGTCATCGGCGGGATTAACTAATGCTCCCCTGGGAACGCGCCCGCAACTGGCATGACGAACACACCTCCGAACCCTTCGAGTCCCTCCTCGCCTGGCACATGGCCCACGGCCTCGTTTTCAACACCCCGCAAGTCTTCCTCCTCGCCCACGAAGTCCACTACTCCGCAGACACCAACACCATGACCTACGACCTCCCCTCCAACGCCTGGTTCGTCGAGCTCGCCTCCGCGACCAACCACGCGAACCCCGTCCGCGAATTCATGCGCGTCGCCACGCACCCCCAAGAGTGGGCGATATGGCACCGCCGCAATTCCTTCCAACCCCACGCCTACCCATGGGCAAAACTCGCCCGCCGCGTTGGTCTTGGAGGGGCGACCTCCGTGTCGTCCGTAGATGAAAGGGGGATAGAGTAATGGGAGGCGGTTCAGCACAAAAACCCAAGGAGCAAGCCGCGCCTCCTCAAGCGCAGCCTATCGACTATGGGGCGCTCATGGCCCAATCAAGCAAAGTTGCCAAAGAGCAATACCGCGACCAGCTCGCCGCCCAGATCGAAGCCTACCCAAAATATGAGCGGCTTCAGCTCGGCACGGTCTCCAACTTCGCTTCCAACCTTTCCGGCGAAGGCGGCACTCTCTACGAAAACAAGTGGATTCCCGGAGAAACCACCGGCAAAGGCAAGAATAAGCAAACCACCGATGGCCGCTGGGAAAAAGTCGCCATCGGAGAATCCGCGCCGAACCTCTACACCAAACGCGCCACCGACCAGCTCATCGCCGCCGAAGGCCAGGTCGCCGCGCTCGGAACTATCGGCGACTACACCGAGCAGCTCGGCTACCAAGCTGCCCGCGACCTCGAAGGCACCGACATCGAGCGCGAGCTACAACGCCAAGCCACCAGCGAACTCGCTCTAGGCCGCGCCCTCAGCCCCGAGCAGGAGCGCCAAGCCACCCAGCAAGCCCGCGCCGGAATGGCCGCCCGTGGCCTCGGCGTCGGCAACTCCGCCCTCGCCGCCGAAGTCCTCAACCGCGACGCCTACGCCTCCGCCCGCGAAGCCGACCGCCGGAACTTTGCAGGTTCCACAAACCAACTCCTCGTCTCCAATCGGCAAAACCGCATCGGCCAAGTCGGCAACATCCTCGGCCAATCCGCCAACACCCGGATGAACCAAGCCAACCTCCGCAGCAGCCTCGCCGGAGCCAACATCACCATCGACCCCTACGCCCGCGCCATGAACCCCGCCCTCGGCATGGGAGCCAGCACCCTCGGCCAATCCGGCCAAATGATCGGCAACACCTACAACAACGCCACGCAGATGGCCGGCAATGTCGCCGCCGTCAACGCCTCCATGCTCGATAGCCGCTGGAACACCGTGCAAAACAACAACGCCTCCCTTATGAGCGCCTACATGGGAGCCAAGGCCAGCGACAATGCCGCTAACATGGGCCTCCAGGGAGCCGCCATGGGAGCCAGCGCCGTCATCGGAGCCGCCGCCTCTGCCTGTTGCTGGATCGCCCGCGCCGCCTTCGGCACGGCCACCGCCCGCTGGAAGGACTACCGCCGCGCCATGCTCCGCCATGCCAGCGACCGCACGATCCGACTCTACTGCCGCCACGGCCAAGCCCTCGCCGCCGCAATCACCACCCCCCTCCGCCGTTTCGCCGCCCGCCTCACACTCCGCACGCTCGAATGGTCCTGGAACTAACAGAGAAAATCCGGCTCGAAGGAGCCCAACGCGCCTGCACGCCAGAAGAAACTCTGGAGCGCATGCGCCCGCATTTCCACACCGCAGGCATTACCCGCCTCGCCGAGATCACCGGGCTCGACCGCATCGGCATTTGTGTGGCTCAGTGCATGCGGCCCGACGCCATCGTTCTGGCCGTGGATTCCGGTAAAGGAGCCACCATCGAAGCCGCCAAATGCTCGGCCATGATGGAGGGCTTCGAGCGCCATGTCGGCGAAACCAGCCACCCGCCCCACACCCTGGCCTCTGCCGCCCAACTCGGCGACCTCGCCGAGACCCGCCTGCCCATGATCAAAGGCGCGGTCTTCCACCCCTATGCCGTCATGCCCTGGACCGAGGTTTTGGGTCTGCGCAGCGCAGCGCCCCGCATGGTGCCCACCGACGCCGTGCGACTCATCGCCCGCCCCGACCCCGCTCCGCTGACCAGCATGCCCTTTGCCTACACCAGCAACGGCCTTTCCTCTGGCAATACCTACGCCGAGGCCGTCGCCGGGGGGCTCTACGAGTGCATCGAGCGCGACTGCACCGGCATCGCCCAGCGCCGCTTGCAGGATTTTCCCCGCGTCGATCTTGATACCATCACCGACCCCACCGTCTCCCGCCTCGTCCGCACCTTGCGCGAGGCCGATGTCACCCCGGTCCTCATCGATGTCACCAGCGACATCGGCGTGCCCGCCTACATTTGCTACCTCATCGACTGCGACAAAGGATTTGGCGTCAACAAAGGCTACGCCGCCCACCTTGACCCCGCCATCGCCCAAGCCCGCGCCATCACCGAGACCATCCAAGCCCGCGCCGTCTGGATCGCCGGGAGCCGTGACGATTTTTTCCATCACCTCCATGAGAAGGTCAAATCCACCGACTCCGCTGCGGTCCTCGCCCGCCTCTACAAGCACGCCACCATCAGCGCCAACGCCCACCCCGACCGCTCCGGCGAGACCTTTGAGGCCGACATCGACACCCTCCTCTCCATGCTTGAAGCCGCCGACATCCCCGAGCCGCTGGTTTACGAATTTGACCACCCCTATCCCTGCTCCGTCGTGCGAGTCATCGTGCCGACCCTTGAAGGCTACACCTTCGACTACGCCCAACCCGGCCCCCGCGCTCTTTCCAAATGACACCACAGCTCATCGCCTACCCGCCCACCCATGAAACGACTTACCATTACCGCATCGACGGCATTGAGCATTTGTCGCCGTGCGATGTGCGAATTTTGTTTCGAGACGGGAAATTTATCCGCACGGCCCTGCCTTTTCCCGAACCCTACGACTTAGAGCATTGGAAAGTCCTCGGTCTGGTCGCCCAAGAAATCGAAAAGCTCGCATCCAAATGACACTCAAAGTTGCTGACTTCCACACCCGCTTCACCGACGGCCTGCGCGAAATCATTTGCCCTGCGAAATCCATGGAAGAGCTCATGGATCACTTGGCAAAAATTTTCCCAGCCTACCACGCCGCCGTTTACTCCGACGGGAAAATCCCACGCTTTTACATAGTTTTCCGAAACGACGACGACATCCGCTACCTCGATGGCATGAAGACCTCCCTCTCCGAAAACGATACCGTCACCATTATGACCGCATTCGCCGGAGGCTAACCCATGAAAATCTTTTTCGGCCCCACACGCCCCAGCAACATCCCCGCCGATGCCGACCTCCGGCCCCCGGCCCAGCAAGGCGACATTGCCGCCGCCGCGCTCGAAGGGCCAGACACCCTCATCCTCCTCGACGGATTCTTTCACCAAAGTCTCGCGCCCTGGCACAAAGAAATCCTCTTCGCCATCGAGCAGGGTTGCCGCGTCATTGGCGCAGGCAGCCTCGGAGCCCTCCGCGCTGTCGAGTGCGCCCGCTACGGAGCCGAGCCCGTCGGCCTCATCGCCGAATGGTATGCCGACGGCACCTGCACCGACGACGCCGATGTCGCTGTCGCCCACGGCCCAGCCAGCGAGGACTACAAAAGCTACACCATCCCTTTGGTGAACATCCGCGCCACGCTCGACGCCCTCTCCGCCGATGGGTTCCTCCCCACCGCCGAAGCCCGCAAGCACCTCGCCACCATCTCCCGCATCTACTACCCCGAGCGCACATGGTCCGCCATCGAGGCCGTGCTACCGGCCTTGGATTTCCAAGCCCTCAAGCACAACCTCATCGACCAAAAAGCCAAAGACGCCGAAGCCGCCATCCGGCACGCCCAGCAGGCTCCACCCCCCGCCACCCGCGATCTCCCCCGGCACATCCACACCGCCTATTTCACCGCCCTCCTAGCCAACGACCTCCCGACCAGCAACGGCCAACGCCAGCACCACCTCGCCAGCGAGGCCGACCGCACCATCGCCACCGACCGACACCTCGTCTCCGAGCTTGCCCAAATGCTCGGCATCGTCACTACACCAGACGACATCTTCGCCGCCAGCACCCGCATGTGGCACCGACTCGGAATCACCGACTCGGAAACCGCAAAAGCCTGGCTCACCGCCAATTCATGGACCGACCAGCAATGGTTCGCCCACGCCCAACGCGAAGCCCTCCGCCAAGCCGCCCGCGATTGGCACGCCGCCAGCGGAGCCTGCCTAGATACCGTCCCACTCACCCTCGCCCACAACCTCCTCAACCCCGCCTAACCCATGCAATACGCCCCCGCCGTCACCGACCGCTCCGCCGAGATTTACGCCCAAGGAGCCAACAACGCCACGAACATCCGAGCCCAAGGCCAAGCCAACTTCCAGAACTCCCTCACCTCGTCCTTCAACACCGCCATGGGTATGGTAACTAAGCGCATCGAGAAGAACGAAACCGACAACGCCAAGATGCAGCAATCCATGGCCAGCGGCCAGGCCATGATGAGCCTCTCCGACAACTATGGAGAGCAAGGCCAGAAATTCAAAATGTCTCTTGGTAAAGCTCTCGAAGACACCAAAGGCAACCCGGATAAAATGTCCGGCGCAGTCATGGCCCACGCCGCTGAGTTTGAAAACATGCAGCAAATAGCCCGCCAAAATGCCCAATACGACCGCGCTTATCAACTAGCTCAACAGAAAGCCGCCCTCGGCATCGGCGGAGGCGGGGGGTCTTCGCCCATGTTTAGCGTCGATGTGGCGGATGGCATTGACTTGAGCCAGTAAAATCTTTCCATGGCCTCCCCTGCCCAAAACGCTTACGCCAACGCCGTGCCGCTCCCGGTGGCAAACCCTCCTTTGGACCCCGATCCAAACGACATCATGCAAACCGGCGCGGCACTTTCGGCTTTCGATCCCGCTACCCAGCCCCAGGTTGGCCCAGCCCTTGATGCCGTGTCGGGCCAAGACGAGGAACCTTACGATGCCGTCGCCGCCCGCCTCGCCCAGGGAGCCCGCGTTCGCATCACCAGCCAAGAGCAATGGAATGCCCTCTCCCCGCATGAGAAGGAGGTGATCCGCGCCACCAAAGCCTCGGGCCGCAGCGTCCCCGCCCGCGACGCCCTCCGCGTTTACCAAGACAGCGTGAAGCGAGCCCGCGCCTCGCAAGTCCAGACCGTGGCCCTGCCCGATGGCCGCACGGTGTATTTTGCAAATAACCAGCGAATTGAAGAAGCCAAACAACCCGAGGCGGTGAAGATGGAAATCAAGCAAGCCGAGGATGGCACGATGGTGATGATCGACCCGCTCACGGGCCGCAGCTTCCCGGCATGGAATGAAAGCACCGGGGAAGCCGTTCGCGGCCCCGCGAAACTTTCCCCCGCGCAAGAGGAAAAAATCAAATTACTTCAACTAAACAGCGAAGACAAAGGAGCCAGGTTGGCCGACCTGACGCGTTTTACAGAATCCGATTCTGTCCAATACAACGACGCTACCGGAGGCTATGAGCCTGCTGGTTTTTTTGGAGGGTCTAAAGTCAAAGATTTAAGGAAAGAAATCGAAACTGAAAAAGACAAATACGATAAGCAAATTGAAATGGCCCTGCGCCCCGTGAACCGCTCCTCCAAATCCTCCCCCGCGCCCGCAGCCACGCCAGCGCCGCCGCCTGCCACCCGCTCCGCCGCCCCTTCCCAAACCCCCCGGCCCAACCCCATGCCCACGCCCGACCAATTCCAACCAGGCAAACGCTACCGCGATGCCGCTGGCAATGTGAAAACCTACCGTGGCAACGGAGCTTGGGAATGAGTTTCGATCCCTCCACTGCCGTCCTTATCGAGGACGAACCGGCTGATTTCGATGCCGCCTCTGCCGTGCCGGTGGAGGAGGAGTCGATGGGATTCGATCCCACCACCGCCGTTCTTGTCGAGGACGAGCCCGCCTTGCCATCCGCCACGCCTTCGCCTGTTCCCACGCCGAACCCCGAACTCGATGCCGCCCGCGATGCCGGGATGCGCGAGGATCAACTTATCCGCGAGGAGGGGATTTTCCCCGAGGGCAGCCAATCTTGGAAAGTCCTCGATGGCCGCATCTACATCGACCCCGCCCGCTACAACTCCGCCGTCGAGAATCTGTGGTCCGCCGGGGTGATCGACTCCGACTCCTACACCCAGCTCCAGAAAGGCACCGTGGATCAATGGGACGAAGCCACCCGCACCGTGATCCCATCGGTGGAGAAAGCCACCGCCGCCCGCCGCGACCTGGAGCGCCGCGCCGGAGCTTTCCCCGAAGCCAAAGCCGCCGCCTCTGGCCTGCTCAAAGGAGCCATGCAAACCGGAGCCGCCATCGTGGGAGGGGGAGCCGCCGCCACGGCCACCGGCTTTACTGGACCGGGAGCCATCGCCGTTGGTATTGGCGCAGGCACCGCCGCCGCGCTTGGCACCGGCTACGCCTACGACAAAGCCCTTGAACTCTCCTCCAAGGAAAGCGACCTGCTCGATAGCTTCTACGCCGCGAACCAACTCAAGCCCGGCTACAACACCGGCGGACAGCTTGTCTCGATCCTCGCCCCAACGCCCGTTTCCATCTCCCGCCTGGCGAATGCCGCCAATCTCATCCAAGCCGAGAAGGGCAGCGCCGCCGCCGCCAAGTTTGTCACCGGAGCCTTTGGCGCAGGCGCTGGCATCGGCGTGGCCACCGACGCCACGATCCAAGTCGCCAACCTCGGCCTCGATAAACTCCTGCATCAAGACATCAGTAAGGAAGTGGCGATGGAGCATTTCCGCCAGACCGGCGAACAACTCGCCCCCCGCCCGCAATACAACCCCGCCAGCACCGGCATCTCCGCCATCTTCGGCGGCCTCGGCGCGGGCCTCGGGGTAAAGGCTCGCAATAAAACCTACGCCCCCGAGGAATTGGTCACACTTGAATCCCAAGTCAAAACCGGACGCGCCACCCGCCAAGAGGCCGAGGACTACCGAGTCATGCGCCAAGCCGTGGATACCCTTCGCGCCGATGAACGCCTCCTCGATGCCCAAGCCATCCGCCGCGCCACCGTGGACGCCGCAGGCTTCCGCTTCCTCGATACCACCGAGATCATCAACCCCCGCTTCCAGCGCGAGCTTTTGGCTTACGCCGCCGAGAATCCTGCCGCCGCCGTGCCGCTTTCTGGAAGCCCCGCCGCCTACACCGGCCAAGCCTTCATCAACCGAGGCGGCGCAGCGCCAGCCTTCCAAGGCGGCACCAACGCCCTGCCCGGCCCCGAGGGCGTGCCTGCCCTGCCCGCCCCGGCAGTTAACCTACAGGTTAACCCGCCCGTGGTATCAAATGATACCGTTCCGGGTTGGACTGGTCGGGTAGATATGGAGCCGGGGCTTTCTGGTGACATGATGGATGATATGTCAGGTTGGATATTAGAATCTTGGAAGGACAAACAAGGTAAACCAAGGTTTCAATCTGCGGAAGAAGCATGGAATAATTACACCGCTTACGATCAATCACGGGGAGTTTTAGTGCCAGGCAAACAATATTTTATTCAAAGCCTTTACCCGCAACTAACTCAAACAGCCCCCGCACCCGTGGTATCAAATGATACCTTCGACCCCACCACCGCCACGCTGGTTGACGACATTCCCCCGAACACCTCTACGGCCCCAGCCGCCGCAAGTGGAGCGCCTGAACCGACAGGCTCACCCGAACTGATCGCCGGGGAGGGGGCCACCACTTCGCCGCCCGCCAAGCCCAAGCGCCAGTTCCCCCGCATCTCCTACGATCCCGGCACATTTCCTATCCTTTCCGCGCTTCAAGAAAGCCCGATGCGCCCAAGCTCTAGCGGCACAGCGGGCGGAGAGAATGATTTTTGGAACGAAATCCGCCGCACCGGCAGGCACTTCGCCGAGACCCACCGCTCGACAGGCCAACCCTACGATGTCCGCGCCCAAGAACTCTTCGAGCGAGGTTTATTGCCCGACCCCTCGCCGGATACTTTGTTCAATGCCTATATGTCGGAGGTCAATAGCTACCGCCAAATCAAGGATGGCGACCCCACCGAGGCCGAGCAAAATAAAATCCAGAAGCAATACGACACCTTCACTAAGCAAGCCCTCGACCCCTCGAAGACCAAGAAATCCAACCTGCAACCGGTCACAACCAGCGACCTCAAGATCGGCGACCGCGTGAAGATTGCAGACGAATGGCTCAATGTGAAAGCCATCGACCCCGAGACCTTCACCATTTCCCTGGAAGACGGCGCAAAGTTTGGCCTCCAGAAAGTGGAAGACGGCACGCAAATGTGGGTGCAGGAAACCGAAATCTCCCCCTCACAGGATGATGGCTTCTCATTTCTCACTGAGACCGCCGCCCCGCCCGCCGCCGCCCAGCAGGCCGAACCCTTCTCTGGCAATCTTTTTACCCCTGGCGAAATGCCATTCAGCCTCGACCGCCCGCTGGATGACGACAGCTTAAAGCTGCAACGCGAAGCCGACGAAGCCAACCGCCAGCAAGCGGCGGAGGAGGAGGCGCAGAAGAGCCAAACCAACATGGCCTTCGCCGATGCCGGACCCCCTGCCAAATCCTCCCGAGGCGGCAAGTCAATGGCCGACGCCGGGCCGCCCACCCCGCTTCTCTCCACCACCGCTACGCTCCCTAAGCCACCGCTCGAAACCTACAACGACGCCCAGGTCTTCGCCGACTTCCCCGATGCCGTGGGCGTGGTGCGGTCCTCGAAGGGAAGCGGTTGGACGATGCCTCTGATCCTCGGCGGCACGGACAAGGTGCCCGTCATGGAAATGCCCGAGCTGGTAGAAATGGTGCGCTCCCTCACCGGCAACGACCCGAAGTTGAAACGAATGCCCAAAGCCCTCGGCACATTCAACCCCGGCTCCGGCATCATCACGCTCCGGCCTGACCTTTTCCAAAACGAATCCAGCGCCATGATGACCTTCGCCCACGAGATCGGCCACCTGGTGAGCTGGATGGATGAACGCAACATCAAGCTCGGCAACCTCGGCGGCCACATCATGAATGTGGGCAACTATCTTAAGAGCACCTTTCCAATAACGCCGGGCGCAGGCCCGGCCCTTACCACTGCCGACCGCCGCAAGCTCCAAGCTCAAGCCAAGGCCGAGAATCCTTCCGATCCCGACGCCCGCACCACCCGCTACCGCGAGCTTGTGCAACAAACCATGGACACTCGGAACCTTGGCGCTGTCTCCGAGAAGCAGGGCGGCTACTCGCCGAACATCCGCGAAGAACTCATCAACCTCTCCGAATGGTGGAAGCCTTTCAGCTACGACGACGCCAAGGATAGCTATGTGGACTACCGCCACAGCGCCGAAGAACTCTACGCCGACGCCATCAGCGTGCTCTTCAACTCCCCGGCGGACCTCGAAGCCCGCGCCCCCGTATTTTACAAAGCCTTCTGGAACTACGCCGACGCCCGCCCGCAGGTGAAGGCCAGCATCTTTGAAATCCAAAACCGCATCCTCATGGGCCGCGATGCTGTGCTGGATAAGCGCCTCGCCCGCGACCTGGAATCCTTCAAGGCCGGGGCCGAGGTTTTCGTCGGCAAGCAGGCCGCCGCTGCCGAGCGCCGCGCCAGCCTCACGGGCTGGTGGGAAAACCTCAAAGACCAATACTGGAACCGCTACCAACCTCTCATCGAATCCGCCGCCAAGGCCCGCGCCGCTGGCACCATCACCAAGGCGGAGGAGGACGGCATCCGCTGGCTCACCGAGGAGCACCCGCTGGCCGATAGCAAGCTCCAGCTCAAGCTCGCCGACATTGGCCGCCTCTACCAAAGCCTCGATGCGGCAGGCGTGCCGCGTGATTATTTCGGCGTCTGGCTCAAGCATCACCGCATCGCCAACGAACGCTACGAAGTCACCGAGAAAATTAAGGGAATGGATCTCACGGTTGAGAAAGGCCGCGCCGTGATGGCCAACCCTGGCGGCGAGACCGCCCGCACTTCCGCCGAAATGCTCGCCTCGCTCCAGCAGCGCCTCGGCCCTGAGAAAACCGCCGCCCTCGAATCCGCCGTCGCGGGATTCCGCGATGTTGTTTTCACCATCATGGAGGATGCGAACGACGCCGGGCTTTTCTCTGCCGACCTCTGGGAAATCATCAGCGCCAACCGCGACAACTACGCCGCCTTCACCCCGCTGGAATATGTGCAGGAGTATCTACCCTCAGCCATCCGCAAGCAGGTGGGAACCTTCAAGGAAATCGCCGATCCGCTTCAGCAAACGGTGCTTAAATCCATCAGCATCCACCGCGCCGCGCAGAATAACCGATTCAAACGCGCTGCCGTGGAGGCCATCCGCCAGACCGCACCGGAGCTAGTGAAGCCAGCGCCGATGAAATACAACGGCAAGGCGATGGTGCCGCAGGAGTCACAAGAAACCGGCCTTACCCTGGTGCAATGGAAGGAGGACGGCCAACTCACCGGCGTTCACCTCCCCGACCGCTACGCCCGCATGTGGGAGGATCAATCCCCCGCCGAGCGCGACGCCATCCTCAAGCTCCTCTCGACGGGATTCCAGCGCCTCGTCTATGGCGCGATCATCCGCTACAACCCGGCCTTCCAGCTTTTCATGTCGCCCGCCCGCGACCTTCAACGCTCCATCACCAACATGCCCGGCGGCATCCAAGGCCGCGCCCGTTTCCTCCAGCGCCTCCTCGATCCCGAAACCTGGGGAGCCTCCGTGGAATGGGCGAGGGGAGACATCGGCAAGACCGAACTCCTCCGCGAGATGATCGAGAACGCCGCCACAGGCGGGCCGCACAGCGCCTTCGGTGGCCGCATGGGGAGCGACGACGACAGCCTCGACGCCATCCTCCGCAAGTATCACCTGCAAGATCAGCAATCCCGAAATGGTTTTGTCCGCGCCCTCATGGCCCCACTCAAAGGCATCGAGTTTGCCGGGCAAGTCCTGCAACTCCTGCCCAAAGCTGCCGCCTACAAGGTTCTGGTCAAAGATACCGGCATCCCCGCGCCGCAAGCCGCCAACACCATCCGCAACCACATCGGCATCCCGAACTACTACAAGAAAGGCCGCCACGCCCAAGCCGCAGGTGCGCTGGTGCCGTTTCTCAACATCTTCCTCCGCTCCTACGACTCCCTGCAACGCAACCTCCGAGGAGCCGAGCGCAACATGGGCGGCAGGGAATGGTGGCTGGCCTGGGCGCTCACCGGTGGCGGCCTTATCGCTATCCTGCAAACCCTCGCCAAAGAAGGACTCTTCGGCAAAGACCTCGAAAAGCTCTACTCCCGCGTGCCTACTTGGGACATGACGAACTTTGCCGTGCTGCCCCTCGGCGAAGTCCCCACCGGCGAGACCGGCGGCAAGACCGTCTATGCCCGCCTTCCACAAGATGAAGGGCTCCGCGTCATCAACGGCGTCGTGAGTAAAATGCTCACCTCGGCCATCCGCTCCGCCAAAGGCGATCCCTCCGCGCCACAACTCGGGGAGGTTTTCGCAGGTATCAGCTCTCAAGTTCCCGGCACCAACACGCTCGTCGAACTCGGCCAGAACTGGACAACTTTCCTGGCGGGCCGCAATCCGCGTGATGATTTCCGCAACCGCTACATCCTTTCCGACGACCAATGGCTCGCCGGGGGATGGGAGGCCACCAAGCCCATGCTCGGCTGGACGCTGGAGCAAACCGGCATCACCAACTTTTTCACCTACGATCCCAAGGCCGACACGCTCACCGAAACAACCCTCAGCGCCGCGCCTATTCTGAATCGCTTTATCAAGATCAGCGACCGAGGCGTTTATCAAAGCGAAGCCAAAGCCGACGAAGCTGACAAGCGCGACATGGCCAAGGTCCGACTCTCGCTCCCCGACCAGGTGAACGGCCTCCGCACCGAATACAACTACCTCAAAAACCGAGGCGAGAACCGCAGCGACCGCGAAACTTTGCGCTACTACGAACTCGGCCAATGGTATCGCACCTACCGGCAAGCCATGGACGAAGTGGAAACCAACATGGAATTTGGCAACCGCGCCGCCGCGCAATCCGCCGTCCGTGGCCTAGCCCAAGACAGCAAACTCTACAAAGCCCGCTAAAGCGGCTTCGGCCTCTCCAGCAGGGCGTGGTAGTGCTTCTCGACGACATCCATCGAGTCGCGCAGCAGCTTTGCCGCAACCTCCAGGCCGTCCCGCTGGGCGATCCGGCTGCCGTATTCCTTTCTCAAATTATAGGCTCCCTTCGCGCCATCGGGGATGAAGCGCCGCACAAAATCATTGATGCCGTCGTGGGTCAGGTCGTCGGCCTCGGTCTTGTGAGCGCGGGGAATGACATACTCGCCCTCGCCAAGCGCGGCCTTGATCGCCCGCATCAGGCGGAGATTCGCAGGCACTCGGCCATATTTTCCATTTTTGCTGTGGAAGTCGGGGCGTTTGATGAGAACCAAATCGACGCCGCGCTTGTTGGGAAGCCAATCCACCCAATCCCACCGCAGCTTGGCCACCTCGGAGTTTCGCAACCCCGCCCGCCGCATCAGCCAGTAAATCGCCCACACTCGAGGATTTTCCCGCCGCAGGGGAATCCTCGCCGCCGCATCCATCCGCCGCAGGATGTCGCGGGGAATGGGCTCATAGCTTTGATCCTGGGCTTTTCCGCCCGAGACTTTCCAGAACTCGGTCAAATCCGGCAGCGTCAAATCCGCGAAGAGGTGCATCCGCCGCTGGGCCACCACTTGCTTGACCGTCTGCACACTCGATCTCACGCCCGCCTCGGTGCAGCCCGCCGCCAGCCGCGCCGTGATCCAATTCCTCAAGACCGGAGCCGTGAGAACCGAATGAGAGGACACGCCGCGCCAATCCGCCTTGCCGCTCGCCTCGGCGACATACTTGGCAAAGCCGCTCGCAGCCTTCACCGCCGATCCGCCGGGGCCATGGAGCTTGAACCGGTCCACAATCTCGCCCGCCGTGGCATAGCCTGGACGCCGGACGACCTTCGCCAGCTCCTCCTCGTTGCCCGAGCGCAATCCCTCGGCGATCTTTTTCGCCTTCGCCTCCGCTGCCGCCCGACCGGCTTTGTTGTTGATCGAAACCCCCGTCGCCTTCTCGACCCGCTTGCCGTCAAGCTGCACGCGGTAATACCAGCCATTGCGTGATTCTTTCCAGTAAACCGAAACCTCGTTGTGTTTTCTCATACGGTCGCCACTTTTGTCCGCCACTTTGTCCACCACTTCAATGTGAAATTCTTTGGATGGGGTAAACGCATTAGACAGTCAAAAGCTGGAAGTTTCTGACAAGTTACCTAGGGAAACCGGAGATGGTCGCCACTTTGAGGGGGTGAGGGGAATGCAGCCGGAAAGACTCGAACTTTCAACCTTCTGATCCGTAGTTTCTGAATCTATCATTATGTTGCAATAATTTAAGTTGTGCGTCCGCCACTTTGGTCGCCACTTTACATTTTAATTCGGCGGCGTTCTTCTTCGGTGGGTTGGGTGGGGCGTCCGGTGGCTTGGTTGAGTTGCTGGCGTATCCAGGCGCTTAATTTTTCGGGCTTGGCGGCGCGGACCCAGGCGTTCTTTTCTTCGGGGTAGCAGAAGAAGAGGACTTTGGCGGTCATGTTTTCGGCTTCGGGGTCGCGGGCGGCGTGCCGGTTGCCGGTGTTGCCGTGGAGTTGTTGGTCGTTCATTGTGTGGTTGGATATTTGATTAGGATTGTCTCGGCGTTTTCGATGGCAAGAACAAGAAACTGGATGTTGATTTTTGTGGCAATGGGGTTCTCGATCTCTTGGGTGACGCGTTTGGCGGAGTCGGTGAGTAGGGCGAGGCCGGTGTAGAGTTTATGGGGGAAATTTTGCGTCCGTCCGCAGGGTTGTTTTCGACGGGGGCTGAGGGTGATTCGTGAAGTTGCTTTCATGGTTCGGTGCCGGAAGCCGTCCGGCGCGGGTTGAATTTTTATGGGGGTGGGTTGGTTTGGTTTTAATTTTCGCGGCCATCCGCTTTGTTTTATTCCGGCTCGGGGGTAGTTACCGGCTGGCCGTCCACCAGGGCGGGGAGGATTTCGGCGTCGTCCTGGGCAAGCTGGGCCTCGGTGGTGTGGCCGGGCTGGAGGTCGAGACGGGCAAGCGCCGCCTCTAGTTGCGAGGCGGCGCAGGTGAGTTGGTCGGGGGTCATTTGAAAACCTGATCGTGGCGGAGGATTTCGGCGTCGAGGTGGTAGGCTAGATTTGTGGCGCTGCCGAAATTTAACAGCGTGGCGGCTGCGGCGTGGGTCCAGTCGATTTGGGCGGGTTCGCCGAGCATGGCCGGGACTAGGTTCAGAAATTTCCCGGCTTTTTTGACCAGGCAAATTTCGTTGATGCTGCGCGGTCGGTGCGTTTCCATCGTGGAAAGATATTTTTCGGCAAGTTCGGCGGGGTTTTCTATTTCGGTTTTCATTTTGTTGGAACGATAAATTTTGCAACCAGTTTTCCGAGCGTCAGGGTTTGAAAAGCGGGGTCTTCGTCCTCGCCGTCCCATTTGTAAATCTCATATTCGTGGCGGGTGTTGCTTAATCTTCCGCCGTTATCGTCCCAGTCCCAGCGCCGGAGCACTGCGAGCTCTCCCCATATTGCCTGGCCTGCGTTGTGAGGGTTGCCCTGGTCTTCCGGTGGCGTTATGTAGGTGAGGCTTTCGATTTCGTCTTGTTCTTGTGGTGATAGTGTTTTCATCTTTTGGGTTGGTTTGGTTGGTGGTTGGGTTGTTCTGGGGGGAATGGGGTTTAGTGGTTGAGGATTTCGGGTTTTAATGTGAGCCGGCCTTGGTGGGCTAATTGTTGCACATACGCCATGCCGCCGAAATGCGAAGGTAGATAGCCTTTTTCGGGTTCTAGGGGGATGGCGGCGCAATCGCCTGTTTCGTTATGGCAGATAATCCAAGGGCCATGGTCGGCGATGTGGTGCGGGTAGTTCCTGCGGTTGTAGAAGCTGAAAAGCATGGATTTGGTTTCGGGTGTCATGGTCTTGATGCCGGAAACCGTCCGGCGCGGGTTGTTGGTTGGGTTGTCCTGGGGGGAACGGTGTTTAGTTGGTGAAGAAATAAATGGTGCCGTCTGCTGATTCGCTGGTGGTGTAGTCGTAGCGGAGGGAGCGGTTCCAAGCGGCTTCCCAATCAATCGCCCCGGCGATCCAGTCGGGGAGGTCTTTGGGGATGTCGCCGCATTCTTGGGCGATGTTCTCGGCGAAGTCTGCGCCGGTGTCGGCAGTGCCTTGGAAGCGGTCGCGGGCTTGCTCAATGGTGGCGTCGGCTTCTCCGGTGGCGTCGCAATAGCGGGCGAGGAGTTCACGGTCGTCGTCGCTGAGGTCGAGCCATTCCCAAAGCTGGGGCGAAAGGCTGCATTCCCCGTAGAACTCGCGGGGGAACCCCTGGAAATCTTGATACATCAGCTCGGGGTCGGCTTCGTCGGCGTGGAGCTGGGCGCAGGCGGCGCGGAAGGTTTCTTGGTCGTGACCGTCAAGGACTAGCCAAGCGCCCTTTAGGTTGCCGTCATTATATTTTGCGTAGGTGCCCACATAAACGCGGGCCTCGGTTGTTGTTGTCATTTTTTGGTTCCCGGATTCGCCGGGCCGAGGTCTTTATTTTTTCCAGATTCGCTGGACCGTGGCGGGCCTGTTGTGGCTCGCTTGGTTTTGAATGTATAAAGGAACAAAAGGGGCGCAAGGGTATTTTTGTTTTTTGCTGAAACTTTTTTTGAGATTTTTGTTGACAGGCGCGGAGGCAGATGGAATGGGGCTCGGCGGGTCAGCGGGTTTTTTTCTGCGTGAGAGTTTTTGCGTCGGCTCGGAGGGAATCGAGGAGGGGATTGGCTGCGCCAGGGCAAACGATGGCGATGTGCTGCGGGGGCATTTCGGCGGGCTGGAAAAGCTCGAATGCACGGGCTCCGTTGGGCCAGCGGGCGCGGAAATAGTGAGTTAAAGCTCCGGTCTCGGGCCAGCGTGGGCGGCCTGCGAAAGTGGTGTCGGGGCGGATTTTTAAAGTGACGGGGGCAGCGCCAAGAACATTCCCGTTCCAATCGACAATTCCGCCGGGTGGGCTGGTGTGGATGGTGATTTCGATGGGGGGCTGGGCGGCGATGGCGCGGGGTGCGTAGGTCTCGCGGGGGTCGGGCTGGGTGGCGCAGCCGGTGAGGAAAGCGGCGAGCAGGGCGAGAAATGTGTTCTTTGCTTTCATAAATAGCTTAATGATAGCAATCTAACCCCCCCCCCCGCCTAGCGGTAGGGGCATTTGAATGATTTTGCATTGATCTACCCGGCGGCGTGCTTTTTCTTTCGCGGAATATGCCCAACCTGTTGAGATTGGGCTGGGTCTTTTCCCTGGTGAATAGGAGTGTCCGTCACGGTTTGGCCGAATAGATGGAGTAAAGCCCGCTCGACAACCTGGCCGCGACTCAGGCGCGAGGCTTGCGCGTGGGCATCGACTAAATCGAAGAGCACTTGATCTAAGCGCACATCGATCTTTTTTGTCTTTTTTAATTTCACACGGGCAATGTCGGACAATCTCCGGCGGTTTGCAAATAAGTATTTTTCCCCACTTGACACCAACGACAATGTCAGACAAGGTCGGCGCTCATGAAGATACCACCCAAAGAAATCAAACTCTCTGCGCGGCTTCCAGAGCCGCTCGGCGGGCTACTAGCTGATGAGGCGAGGCGGCGGTTGTGCAGCCATTCGGATGTCGTTCGGGAAGCGTTGTTGCTTTTTTTGCGCCCCGAAAGTCAGACAAAGTCAGATGATGTCAGAAATCAGGAGGCGGCACTATGAAACGGCGTCGCCTTTTTTTTGTTGAGGGTTTAAATGCCTTTCGGCATCGGGTCGGGGAATATTTCTGGGCTTTCACCTCGGGCGAGGCTCGGGCGCTCTTTTTTGCTCAATTCGGCAGCTACCCGAACAAGGTGGAGGTGGAGAAATGAGCGGGGCGGATTTTTTACGCTTGGCCGGGTATGCCTGGGAATTTGCCTGGGCAATCAGTCCGGCGCTTTTTTTGGCGGGGTTGACCTGGAGGGTGTCGAGATGATCGAGAAACATTATTCGCCGACTGAGCTGGCGAAGATCTTGGGCATTTCGCGGGCCGGGATGCATCTCCGGCTGCACGATGGCACATTCGGCCATGTCCGCCTCGGGGATCGGGTCTTGATTCCTGAGAGTGAGGTCCAAAGGGTGCTGGATCAGTGCCGGGTCGAGGGTGCTGATGCCCGGCCGGCGCGGCCTGCCCACCGGCGCAATCTTTTTGCCCACGCCTAATCCATGCCGGACCTTGCCGCCGATCCGGCTTTTTTTTGCGCCAAAAATTCTGACGGGGTGAATACCCCAGAGGGAAACACCCCATTGCAGGCCGTGGAAGCTGCCGCCCTCGCCGCGCCTTTTCTTTTTTCTGAGGAGGAAATCGGGGCGGAGAGATTGGAAGCCACGGGAGAGTTTAGCGGGGAAAGGCTACTGGCGCGGAGGCCGGAGGTTTATCGGGCAATCTGCCGGATGAGCGCCGAGGGATTGAGCATGTCGGCCATGGCTCGGGCTCTCGGGGTGAGCCGGAACACGGTGGCGGCTGTCCAGGAGCGTGAGGGAATTTCTATAGAGCAGCACAAAAAGGAGTTGTTGCGGAATGTCCGCACGGCTGCCCGGCTGTCTGTCGAGCGGGTCGTTGAGTTGGTGCCTACGATTAACAACGCCAAAGATGCCGCCATCGTGGCGGCTGTCATGGTGGACAAACTCCAGCTCCTCAGCGGTGAGGCTACCGCCCGCGTCGAGCGGGTCGAGGTCAACCAGGACAAGCTGGCCGAAATGCTGGCCAGCCTGCCGATCCTAGAGGCCGAGGTCGTCGCGCTAACCGGTCCAAGCGACGCCGCGCCGGAACAAAAGGGGACCGCTGCCCTGCCTGGCGTGATGCCTGCCGGGCTTGGCTCTGATTCGTTATCAGAAGGTCTAGCCTCGTTTACAGATAGAGGCTCGGCGATGTCCGCCACTTTGTCAGCCACTTCGCCCGACGCCGCCGGTGCCGAGCCGGTCGAGGCCGTGGCCGGGCTGGTCGATCAGGAGGGGGGGGAGGGGGTCGAGAATTTCGAGGCCCCCCCATCACAACCCACTGGTTTGGGTGCACAGAAAATTTTTGACAAAGGGGTCTCGTCTGCCCCGCAGGACGCTTCGGATTCATCAACCCTACCATGAGCACTAAAAAACAAAAAAACGCCGCGCCGGAGCCTGCTCTGGCTCAGGACACGCCGACGCCTCCCGCGCCGGAATACATCAATGCCCGCCTCCTTGGGCATGAGCTAAACAAGCAGTTCCTCACGCTCTCCGTTCCCGATGGGTCGGGGGGCTTCAC